AAGAACCTGAAGATGGCTCCTCTTGTCAAGCGACTCGCTATGTCTGGCAAGAAGGGTGACGTTATTCACATCCCTAAGCCCATCCGTGGTGCTGCATCTGCTAAGGCAGAAGCTGTAGCAGTTACGATTCAGGCTAACCTCGAGTCAGAACTGACTGTCACTGTTGACCGTCACTTTGAGTACTCACGTTTGATTGAAGACATCGTAGAAGTACAGGCTCTGTCCTCTCTGCGACAGTTCTACACTGAAGACGCTGGCTACCAGCTTGCTCTCAAGGTAGACACTGACCTCATCAACGCGGCTACTGGTTTTGGTGATGGTACTCGTACTCAGACTCCTGCTAACACAGGTGCTAACTGGGTTAACAGCAACAGCTACTACTTCAACGCCGCTTCTGGCCTTGCTGCTTACGCTGTTGACACTGTTACCACTGGTGACAACTTCACCGACTTGGGCTTCCGCGAAGCTATCAAGCTGATGGACGATGCTGACGTACCTATGGACGGACGAGTTCTCGTTATTCCTCCTGCGTCACGTAAGTCTATCATGGGCATTGACCGCTACGTATCTTCCGACTTTGTTGGTGGTCGTGGTGTTGAGTCTGGCCTCATCGGTAACCTCTACGGTGTAGACATCTACGTTTCTAGCAACGCTCCTGTACTGGAAGTCGCTGCTCAGAACACTGCGTCTACCGCTGACACCCGTGGCTGCTTGTTCTTCCACAAGGACGCCCTTGTAATGGCAGAGCAAATGGCTGTACGTTCTCAGACTCAATACAAACAAGAATATTTGAGCACTCTGTACACCGCAGATACCCTCTATGGTGTCGAGACGTACCGCCCTGAAGCTGGCTTTATTCTCGCTGTTTGTGATGAGTAAAGTTTAAAGTTTAGAGGGGAACGGTGCTGCATCACCTAGTACCCTCGTTTCTTAACTCATGCAGGAGTTATTATGAAACAGTGCAGTACTTGCAAAGAAACAAAAGATTATTCAGAATTTTTTAAGCAGCCAAGAAACAAAGATGGCTACTTTGGACAATGTAAGTTTTGTGTTAATGAAAAACGTAAAGAACGCAGAGAAACTATTAACGCTCAAAACAGACATTATTATAGAACAAAAAGAAAGCAATATTATATTACTAAAGGACATCTAAGAGCCAAAGGTGTTCGACAAGCAAAACCTAAGTGGCTTACTGACGATCACAAATGGATGATCGAAGAGATTTACGAACTACGCGACTTGCGTTCAGAGCTAACCGGAGTAGTTCATCACGTTGACCATATAGTTCCCCTCCGTGGACAAAACTGTTGTGGCTTACACGTTCCTTGGAATTTACAGGTAATTCCTGCACAGGACAACCTGAGCAAATCAAACAGGATATAGTCTATGCCGATTTACAGAGGTGATGGTGGTTCAGGAGATGCTTCCACGGATGCGTATGCGTCACAGGTAGCTACCAACGCACAGACTGCTACTACAAAAGCAAACGAAGCTGCTGCCAGCGCATCTGCTGCGGCAACCAGTGCAACCAACGCTGCGGCTAGTGAGTCCAGTGTTGCGACTAACGCAACAAACGCTGCAACCAGTGCATCTAATGCCAGCACTAGCGAAACCAACGCAGCGTCTAGCGCAACAGCGGCTGCATCCAGTGCATCAGCAGCAGCAACCAGTGAAACTAACGCTGGAACTAGCGAGACTAATGCAGCGTCTAGCGCGACCAGTGCAGCCTCTAGCGCTACAACAGCAACAACCAAAGCGTCTGAAGCATCAACTAGCGCTACCAACGCAGCAACGTCTGCGTCTAATGCGTCAACCAGTGCAACTAATGCAGCAACGAGTGCTTCTGCTGCTGGCTCTAGTGCTACCAACGCAGCGACAAGTGAAACCAACGCTGCTACCAGCGCATCCAACGCGAGCACAAGCGAGACCAATGCCTTAGCCAGTGCTACTACAGCTACCACTAAGGCGTCTGAAGCGTCTACTAGCGCAACTAATGCGGCGTCTAGTGCGTCCAGTGCATCGTCATCAGCGTCTGCAGCGAGCACGAGTGCAACCAACGCAGCAACGTCAGAGACTAACGCAGGTACATCTGAGACTAACGCAGCCTCTAGCGCGTCCTCAGCGTCCACCTCAGCGACGAACGCAGCTACCTCAGCCTCTAGTGCGTCTACGTCTGCAACGGCTGCACAGGCTGCTCAGACGGCTGCTGAGGCTGCTCAGGAAGCTATTGACGGTTTCTTCTTGGGAGCACAGGCGAGTAACCCTACGGTTGACCTGAACGGTAACGCAGTTACTGCTGGTGATTGGTACTTTAACACAGGTGACAACACAACACGTATCTACGATGGATCTGCGTGGAACACGATTAACCCGGATCTCATCGGTGACACTACGCCACAGCTAGGCGGTACACTGGACGCCAACGGTAACACGATTGACATGGGTGTTAACGTCATCACTGATACCAAGGTAGGCCAGTGGGATACTGCTTACGGATGGGGAGACCACAGTGCTGCTTCGTATCTCACAGGCAACCAAACGATTACGTTGTCCGGTGCAGTCACTGGATCAGGAACAACATCTATTACAACAACACTGTCAACTATTGACGGAGGAACTTATTAATGGCTACTACGATTAAGCTGAAGAACGGCTCAGGCGCACCGTTAGCAGGGGATCTTGTCCAAGGTGAACCTGCGCTGGATCTTACTAATAAGCGCCTCTACACAGAAGACTCAGGCGGTACGGTGATCGAGGTTGGTACTAACCCTAGCACCATTGACATTAACGCAGGAACTATCGACGGCACTGTTATTGGCGGATCATCTGCCGCCGCAGGAACCTTCACCACGTTCACCTCCACAGGCATCGACGATAACGCCACAAGCACTGCTATTACGATTGATGCTAGTCAGAATGTTGGTATTGGTACTACGAGTCCTGCTACGTTTAATGCGGCACAATGTAACAACTTAGTGGTTGGAACAGGATCGGGCGCAGAAGGAATCACCGTTTATTCAGGAACTACTAGCCAAGGTGGGCTGGCATTTGCTGACGGTACATCAGCTAGTGATCAGTATCGTGGGCTGATTCAATACGATCATAATAGCAATAATATGTTGTTTTGGACTAATACTTCAGAGCGTATGCGTATCGACTCCAGCGGCAACGTTGGTATTGGCACTACTCCAAGTAGCTGGAGCGCAGCATTTGACGCTATTGATCTTGGCCCTTACGCGTCTTTTTCTGCTGATAACGATACTACGTTTGTAACTAACAACGCTTATTACAACGGAACAAATTGGATCTACAAAAATTCAAATTTAGCAGGGCGTTATAGGCAACAACAGGGATTTCATGTATGGGACACAGCGGTCTCTGGAACTGCTGGAGGAACATTAACATGGTCTGAAACGATGCGTATCGACTCTAACGGCAACGTTGGTATTGGTACTAGTAACCCTTCATTTATTCTTGGAACTGGTTTGCACATTGACTCTACTGGCTACACTTCAATTGTTTTGCAAAAAGGTGGTGCGGGGCAGGGCCACAACATAGACTTTACGGACGAAAGCAATACGCTTCAGTACAGAATTGGTACAAACTTTGCCAGCGGTGGGCAGAATTTGTTGTTTGCTTATGGCTCAACACCGACTGTTGGCATGACACTCGACAGTAGCGGTAATGTTGGTATTGGCATAAGCTCGCTGGTAAATCCTTTGCAAGTTGGCGTTACCTCAAACACAGCAAGCAAGACTTCTGGAAGTGCTTTTGACGGTGGTGCGGTGCGTCTTGATGGTGGCTTGGGAAGCACAAACTCAGAAGTAGCCATTCTTGGCGGTTCTAATGACGGCCTTTCTGCTGGTATCGGTTTTGCGCGAGAAAACAGTATCGACTGGGGAACACAGCTTAGGTTCTACACTCACGGCACAGCTATTACGACTGCTGATGAGCTAACAGAGCGTATGCGTATTGATAGCTCTGGTAGATTGCTAGTTGGTAAAACATCATCAAGCATTACAACTGCTGGCAGTGAAGTAACAAGCGCATCAATACTGCAA